CCTTTTTTCATGCCAAGTTCTTTTTTTGCGCTTTCAATACGTTCTTTGCGAGCAGTGGTAGCAGCGCCAATATCTGGAACATTTTTAAAACCAAGAATTTTTGGAATTGCCCCAACCACATCAAGCGCTGTATCAGAAGCCTTTTGTTTAAAAGACTCGTCCTTCTCAAGTTGTTTACGAGCAACTTCTTGACGTTCTTTTTTACGCAAGTCTTCAAGTTCTTTGCCGTAATAAGTCTTGCCGTCACGACTTTCCATTTCGTAGACGTCAGCAGGAACTTTTGATGGAGAAGAAACAATAGGCATTACACGATCCTTCCACGGGTTTTACCCTTTTTAGCGATGCCATCTGCACGGGCTGAAGCAGATTTGCCTTTTACTTTTCCACCTTTAGCATATTTTCCTTTTATACCTTCTGCTATGTAACCAGCAGCGGCACCTGATCCACCAAGGACGCCTTTTGCAACTTGCTTTGCAAAATTCAAAGCGGCTTCATCTTGACGGGCCTTGTTTTCTTCACTGGCTTCTTCAGAAGGAAGTGGGCGAGTTTGGCCGGGATAACGATTTCTTTGGTAAGGGCCAATTTCTTTTTGTACTTCTTGCGGAAATTGCAGTCCTTCTTCACGTTCTCTTTTAGCCATCACACAACCCTTCCACGAGTTTTACCCCGAATAGCTATACCGTCGGCACGGGCAGAAGCAGACTTCACTTTTCCACCTTTTTTGTACCCAGCCTGCTCATAAGCCTCGCCTTCGCGGGCTTCTTCAGGCACAGACTCACGCAACTTCTTGGCCATTTTCATCTCATCACGGGCAGACTTTGCCATCGTTGTAGAGATCTTTGACCAGATATCGCCTTCGCCTTTAATGCCACGCTGCATCATTTCGCGTGACGTTTCTAACTTAGCACGCTCTTTAACAGTTGGTTTGCGGTAATCTTCAGCCATCATTTACTCCTCGATACGAAGCTCATCAATTTTTGCTTCAAGGCGGTTAAACCTTTGGTCAACATGGTGAATAAGCCGGTCAATTTTGTCGTCAACTTCTTTACGAGTGATGTGATCACGAGCCACTTCCTCTCTTGTTCGGTTCAAAAGGATGCTCAGACGATTCAATTCGTCCATCTTTCCTTTAAGCATCATCGCCATTGCGGCCACAATGAAGGACAGAATGGCGTTCCAAAGCATCATTTCCATTTAGCACTTCCATGCACGTAGTGATTTATTAATTCGGCTATTTGGATCTTTAGCCGTCTTAGCAGAGGTCAGTTTCTTTTTCATGCCGGTCATCCGAGCACAGAAAGACTTCTTGCGTGATCCGCCTTCGGGTTGAGGAGGTTTAAGTCCGGGCTTACCGGGGTTGGCAGCGTTATACGATGCCCTCCCCTTAGCATTTAGCCCACCTTTTGGGTTCTTTCCCTCTTTGCGTTGCCACGCTGGAGTCTTAGCCATGATTAGACCGGTGTGTATTTAGTTGTACCGTCTGCTAATACCCACACATCGCCAGCCGCAGCTCCAGCAGCCCAAACCGGAACACTGTCCGTGGTGCTCCAAACCATCTTGCCAGCATATTTGCCGGTGGTGTTGATAGCGTTACCAATATCCTCAAAATCTGCTTTAGCAGCAGAAGCCTGATAAGCGACCGTACCACCAGCACCGAAGGCCACAGTAGAAGAATCCACCGCAGTCAAGGTCATGGTGTTGCTAACAGTCAAAGTTTTAGCATCAGTACCAGCCAAAGTCAGAGAAGCATTAGCCGTCAACGTTTTGCCGTCAGCAATGGTCAGCGTAGCCGCATTGGCCGGAGCCGTCAGTGCAACCTTGTTAACGCTGGTGGCAGAAGCTACACCCAAAACTGGAGTGACCAGAGTCGGTGTATTTGCAAACACCAGAGCACCAGAGCCAGTCTCATCAGTTACAGCGGTTTTCAGGTTTGCTGAAGAAGGCGTAGCCAGGAACGTAGCCACACCAGCACCAAGTCCAGCAACACCGGTGGATACCGGCAGGCCAGAACAGTTAGTCAATACGCCAGCAGTCGGGGTACCAATATCGCAACCAGTCAGCGTAGTGCCGGTCAGGATGTCAGTAACCGTAGTTTGCGACGTAGTGCCGCCTTGTACAACAACAGCCAACTCAGCGCCGGTTATCGCACCAGCAGCCGGGAGTTGGGAGATTTTTGCATTTGCCATTTAATTCTCCTAGATTATGGGCGACCAGCTTGAAGCACGGTCATTTGTACGGTGTCGCCACCGGACACGACAGCCAGACGAACGGCAGATACTGGAAAGTCGATGTATGTAGACAGCGAATAGTCCCCGGTAAGAATGGATGAACCAGTCTCTTGGAGGATTTGAAAGCCGTCTTCTTGCAGCAAGTAACTTTCATCAGCAGTCGATGACGTTGTGTTAAACCAAGTCGGTGTTATCGACGGGTCAAACACATTGTCATACGTATGCTCGATGGAAAACTCACTGCCAGATGCCGTTGTAGCCGCAATGCTCACTTGAAACGGAGCAATGTAGGTGTCCAACACCGCCGGATTTGAACTTCCGGGGCCGGTTTGCGAAACGACTATTTGGCGCATTATCGCCTCCTAATTAGACGTTCTGCTGACCAGCAAGCGGATCGGTGACGTAGTAAGTGATAAAGCCTGCAATCGCACCACTTGCCGGAGCCGTACCACCTGCGCCGCCAGTGATGTAGACCATTTCGGTAGCAGACATTGCCACGCCCATCGAAGTGCCAGCAGCGCCATTGGGACTACCAACAAACGTGGTCGAGATGCCATCTGCAGCGCCTTCGTTAATCAGCGCCTGAGAGCTTGCAGAGCCAGTGGTATAGGTAGTGAAACCCATATCAAAGGTTTTGCCAACACCGGCAGAAGCGGTAGTCACAGTAATCGACATTACTACAGCACCAGCCGGGAGAATTACGGCAGGAGCGCCAGCGGCAGAAGAAACTTTAGCCGTTACAGTTTTGGTTTGAGTGGCGGGAAAGTAGAACTGAGCGGCCATAACGCCAGAACCACAATATGCGGTGCGAGTTTGATCGCCGCCGCCCGAACGCCAAATGCTTTGGGTAGTTGAGAGTGCCATATTTTCCTCGTGTAGTAGCACATCGTCTTGGAATCTCTACTAAGTCTGCTGGGCCAGTTTCCAAGACTAGGTAATCCCAGTCCTATGGGCTTTTTACGCCTCATTTTGGGGGTTGTCAAGGAGCTTATTGGATTTTTTCAAGTTCTCCTCCTGAGTCATTACCCGTAGATTCCAAGGTACGTGGAGGCCGCAAACCACGTCTGATCGAAGTGGAACAATGTGATCTACAACATACTGCTCCCCGGTTGTTTGGGTCATGGTTATGGCGATCTGGTAGATCTGCCTAATTTCGGACTTTTGTCTGCGAGTCAACCAAAGCGGGGTGGCCTGCCGGTGCTTACGGCGTCTGGCTTTAGTATCAGCTCGAACCCAAAGAACATTCCGTTCTTTCCAATTTTGTTGGTATTCCCGTTTTGCTTCCAGGGGGCGCGTGCTCGCGGCTTCAATTACTTTTTCCCGGTTCTTCAGATACCACTTGTGTTTCTTTTCTTTGACTTCTTCTTTTTTGTTGTATTGCACAAAATAATCAGTACGTTTCTCAGCAGCTTGCTGCCATTCCACTTTCATGCACTCTACACAGCTACCTTTGGTCTTACGTGGGGCAATGTGACCGTGTTTGCACGGTTTACCAGTGAAGTAATACTTAGCGTTAATAGCTTTGGCTTCTGCGCGGCTCTTTGGGTATTGGTTCATGCTTATCTCCTTAGACTTAGTAACAGGAAATATAGCATATGATGAATTTCTAGTCAATCCCCAATAAAAAACCCCCGGTGTTTTAAGCCGGGGGTTCTTGCAAAGCCTTATAAATAAAGGCTTAGGCGCCAGCGGAACCGTACATTCCGAGTGGGTCTGACCAGCCAAACGAATAACGCTCACGGGCCTTATAACGTACGTTTCCGGTGTCAAAGTCACCATCCATTCCGTTTTGCAGCGGAATACGGACAAAGTGCTTCATACCATTGGGAACGTCAGTCGTCAGGAACCAAGCGTTGGTATCAGTCAACCAGTGGTTAATGGTGTATCCCTCGGGGATGTTGCCATTATTCTTGATTGCGTTGATGTCGTTATCGTTGGTGCCGACACGCAGTTCAGTTTGCAGCAAACGAGTTGCAACGAACTGCAGAGCAGGCGGAACGATCAGCTTGCGGGGTTTAGCAGCGATGAGCAGCGAACGCTCGTCAGTCCACAGGGAGATCTGAATAACAGCATTCTCAAGAGAAGTCTCATTCAGGTCAGCAGGAACTGCCGGGATGTTGCTGTTGGTGCCACCAGAAACCAAGTTGTGGGTCGCAGAGAACAGAGGTTGACCGTCACCACCAGTGTAGTTGGAGTCAAAACCATTGTTCAGAACTGCAGCTGCTTTAACCTGCTTGGTGTAAGCCATCGAGCGGGCCAGAGCCTTGGTATAACGAGCCGAAAGGCTGTCATACAGGTTGTCCTCGATTGCCTCTTCCGTCAGCGAGAAACCCATTGCAATGGTCTCGTGGTTATAGCGGGCAGTCCATGCTTCTTGACCGTTGTCATAAGCAATTGCGGCACCTTCCTGCTTCACAGGGGCAGCGCTAAAGCCAGACAGTTTGGTTTCCTCTTCGAAGGAACGCTCGGAGGTCTCGGTTTCGTAGATCTCTTTGTGCTCTTCGCCATACTTTGCATACTCTAAGCCGAACAGAGCGTTCAGGCCAGGCAGCAATTCTTTCAGTAATTGTGCGCGTGAAATAGCCATTTAATCGCTCCTTATTTGCCAACGGCTTGGTAGTACGAGTGATAGCCAAAGTTGAATTTGACAATCACTTCAGGATACACCACGTTACCACCAGAAACATAAGAGGTATCGGGCACCAGATCAACAATACGGAACGGCAGTGAAGTGGTGACGTTGTTGTAGTAAATACCGGTCTGGGCATCGCCAAACGTGGTATTTGCAGCGTTCAACACCAACACGCAGTTCGTACCGAGGGCGGTCTGCTGCACGGGGGCAATTACCAGACCAGTACCATCAGCTACGGAGCCAACGGAAGCAACACGATACAGGGCATCGGGATCATCACTGATGTAAGCAAAAGCATCAGTCACGCCGGAAGCAAATCCGGGCCAATACTGGCTGTAGGTGGGCTGCTTGGTTACGGGGTTGGTGTAGCGGCATCCCAAAAAGACGCCAAGAACACCGGGGATTGTCGTGGGATCTGCTTGGTTTTCCAGCGCAGAAGCAATCACGGTACCGGAAGTATCCAGTTGAACTACTTGGCCGTTATACAGCGGCGTGTTGTAGTTAACCGAACCGGTTGTGATAGCAATTTGGCGGGTCGAACCAGCAAATACCTGACCACCGATCAGATTGATCGGCTTCAAGCCATAAGGCTTGCTAACGGTAGGATAAGCCATTTATTGCTCCTAATTAGTCACCCCTTCGTCCCCTGCTAGAAGTCGATTTACGCTCACTGAACAAAGGCATCCGAGGATCATTTTCTTTCATTAGATTGGAGTCAACAGAAGCCGTTTGAGCATCAGTGATACGGCGGTAGTAAGAATTCCGCTGATCAATCATGTCGCTCGGCATTTTGCAAAGCACCAATCCGCCAATTTCCACAAGACCAGTAGTCTTGCCGGAGGTTTGCAGTTCGGGGTGATCTTCCCGGCGTACCGGAACCCAGCCCTCTTCCTGCTTGGACAACATGTTCGTTTCGTCTTCCTGTCCCATCATGGAC